GCATTGATACATTCTTGTAACGCCTTGGCATCGGACATTTGCTTTGTGAGCGTGCTGGCCGACACAGCCAACTGTTTAGCGCTCATCGCCTCGGCCGCCCCTGACGCCATGATTGCAGCGAGGAAAACCAATGCTTTTGCGACTTCGTACTGCATCTAGCTTCCACCCCACCCTGTTAATGCCACTTGGGCTTACACATCGGGCGGCGGTGCATCAATCGCTCGTCAGATATCTCCGCCGATGACCGCGAAACCGAGCGTAAATGCCACGTCCAGTGCAGCGCCTGCCGAGTCGTAATTATAAATGCTAAACCCCGATGTCGTCAGCCCATCCGCCGTTGGCCGGTTTGCCTTTCCGTTACCCCCGAACACGACAATGTAGTCGGCGCTTGGCAAGGCTTCCGTAAAGCTGACCGTGTAAAGACCTGTGCCAACGCGAGTTACGGCAGAAACGAGATGGCCCTTGGTTCCGACCAAGCCCGCGTTGTTCATCTGCGCCCAGCGCGCGACCGCTCCAACCTGACCCAGATTTTTATCATCGCTGTCGCGTTTGAGGGTCAGGCGCCGGAAGGCGGCAGCCACGTTCAAGTCCCACTCAAAGTGCCGTCCCGAGCGGGATGACGCCGGCAGTGCATAGTTATTGGCTAGGCCGAAGCGAACGCGCGTCGTGTCTCCATAAGGCTGATTTGTGCCAACAGGGTCGGCAGCGCCGACACCAGCGTATCCGCCCAAGCCGACGTTGATGTGCTGAAAGTCAGCCGATTGCAGGCCAATACCAATCGCACCACTCACCTGTCCCCATGAAATCGGAGCGTTGGCTGTCTGCACTTCACTGATCGACGTAACAACATCAGTTGTGGTGAAGACAATCGTCTCGCCAACCTCGCCGATATTCTCGACCAACTGAACCGTCTCGCCAACCTCAAACACGCCATGCTGCCAAAACAGGTCGAGGGAACTATTCTGACCCTCTTTCAGCCAGCCAATCGCACCAGACGTCGTGCCGCTGATCACAGCCATCCCGCTGAACGGCAAATCACCTTGCTGGCCGAGCCCGAGGGCGGGCGAGAAGCTATTGGCGTTGATCCCGAAAAGACGAACAACTCGGTTCCAAGTTTGGATCGTGAAGTTGTTGAAGCGCGTCGGCGCTCCGTACATCTTATAAAGCATGTAAACAGCATCCCAACCAGAATGCTGCCAGAGATTGGACATGCGGGCCGGATTGTTAGCGGTCGGGACGCGAACCTGCCCCGCGCCAAGGAATGCGTCATGGAGAGCAAGATGGTTGTCTAGGCCGGTGGTCCGCGATGGATGGTAACTGCCCCGGATGCCCTCTTCATTCACAATGCCTGCGTCGTTGGCGTTCGCAATGAACAGCGTCCATTCGTTCGTAACGTAGGACGTGAGGTTGTTCGGGGTCACGTCATCGCCGCGCCAGTACCACATATTGAAGCGCTGCACGCCTGTGATGTTTTTCCAATTGAACTGCACGCCGCGGTTGTTGACGATCGTGCCGCCGACATTCGCGCCCCGAGCGCCGATCACATCGATTGCGTCCTGCACGATAGCCGACTGGTCCGCAACGGACCCTGTGTCAGCACCCAGCATCGCCGTCCAGATGACTTCCTCTGCGATTTCCCACCACGCACCGTCAGCCGATTGGAACTTGCCCGGATGCGAGGGCTCGAAGGCCACACGATTGTAGAGGGCGCCACCGCCGTCGCCAGCAGCCGAATATCCAAGGACTGTTATCCCACCGGTCACCGGATCAATCGTCGCACCAGATGCAAGTGCGATGGTATCGTAAGTGTTCCCCGAGCCTGCCGGCCCGGTCTGCCCACGCTGGCCCGCAGGCGTAAAAGTCAGAAGAACCGTGTCGCCGTCCTCAAACGGACTGGTCTCGCTTGCAGCGACATTCGACACAGTGATGTTGCGATACCCGGCCGGGCTTGCCAGCGCCGTAACAGCGAAGGTCAGCCATTTTGTCGGATCGCCTACCGCATAGATACGGATGTGCCCCTTCGTCGCGCTCGTGCTGTCGTCGAAGGCATCCAGGAGCCCAGAGACATCCGCACCGTTCACATCAAGAGTATCGGCACGGATCGTCAGGGCCGCGTCCTGCTGTGTGGCTGACAGCCGCAACTTGCCATTACCCGGATCGCCGTCCGTGATGGTTGTCGAGAACACGTAGCGGATTGCCAGTGCGCCCAAATCCACGTCGAGATTGACGGTGCGAGACGCGAAGGAGGGAACCGTCAGCGTGTTGGCTGGGCGGATTTCAAGCATGGTGTGCTCCGGGCATGAAAAAGCCCGATCGAGGCGGGCGGTCAGTCAGCGAGTTGTGGGTAGGCTCAGGCGGTGGAGTCGTTCGCGGGGAAGACGATGATGTCGCCGGTCCAGATGATCTTGGAGACTTCGCCGAGCAGTTCGTCGTCCCACGTGATGCGGAAGAACTGTTGCCACGTGCCGACAGGCAGGGAGGCTTCGACGCTGGCTTGATCGAGGAAAAACGAGACCAAACCCAGAGAGGCGTTTTCCTTTCGGATGCCTGCGGAGGCTTCCGAAGTCAGTAGCTTCAGCAGAACCGAATGATCCAGCGTCGGGCGCGCGAACAGTTCCAGGGTGTAGCTGGTCACGTCGAACGGCAGACCGGCGTTGTCCACGAGCTGCGGCAGGGCGTCGTACCAGTCCTCGCCATGCCAGACGCGGATGGTCGCGGAGTGCGGACGCTCCGTCACGATAGTGTCGGCCATGATGCCTCTCAGACGATGATGATTTCGTTGTCGCCAGACCACTGGCCTATCGCCTGGGGACCGGCGATGACGCGGATGCGAATCTGATAAGCCCCGACCGCCACGGTGCCGCTCTCGGCGCTGTCGCGCGTTTCGGCGACAGTCATTGCCGTGTACTCGCTACCCGCACCGGCGCGATACTCGACCTCGTAGGATCGGTTGAGCGCTTGGCTCGGTGTCCAGTCTGCGCGGATGGCCGGGCCGGCAATCTGCGACAGGGTGATCTCTGGCGGCTCAAGACTAAGATCGGGCGACGTGTCAGGCGGGACAGATGTCGATGTGCCCTCTTCCGCCGTCGTCCAGTTGTAGGCAGCGGCGTTCGCAGAGCGAAGTGACAGGCGCACGCCGCTGAAGTCTGGCAGCAGCTCCGGGCCACCCTCGACCCAATACGGCCCGTTGATGTTCAGCTCGGGCCAGTTCAGCGTGATGACGCGCTCGCCGATGACGTTGAGGCCGACCAGATTGGTGACGACCTCGCCGACCCAATCGCTGTTCTCTCTCGCCATGCGGATCTTCGCGAGGCGGCGCGCCTGGCTATGCGAAGGGATCTGGACGAGATCCGCCGGGACCGTGACGAGCTGCCCGGTCGCGGCAATGTCATCCACGTCCTGCCAAGGCGTGCCCTCGTTCTCCACATAGTCGAGCTGCGGGTCCAGATACTGGATCGACAGTTCGTTGAACCGCGACATCGCATCCGGTGGCGCGAAGTTCGTTTCGAGGACATGCCCCTGATCCGCGTCGATCGTGACAGTCGGCGCCACCCACTTGCCGCCGCGGATCGCCTGCTTGCCATCCTGTCGCGGGTAAAGCTGTGCGTCGCAGGATTCCAGAAGACGCGCCAGAATGTCCTTGCGGGGATCGGTCATCGCAACCGAAGTTGCGATCCGATAGCGACGCTCAGTCCCGCCGGCTGCCAGAGGGACAGCTTCATCGCATGTGTTCGCCAAGGTGATAAAGCTCGGCAGGTGCATCTTCGCGATGGGCCGGTCGTAGCCGTCCTCATGCGTGAGATAGTCGAGAATGACGAGCGCGGGATTGTCGCTCCATTCCCACGTCGCCTTGTTGTTTTGCCTGTGAGCACCGCTGCCGCCGGCTACCGTGGAATCCTTGCGCGGGTCGTAGAGCTTGGCCCCTCGCAAGAGAGCCGACACCTGCGGCTCACCGCTCGGATAATGCGACTGGAACTCGTCGTCAGGCCCGGTCCTGAAATAGGCGACGATATAGGCGGTGCCCCGGAGCCGGTGGTTTGCGGTCCATTCGGAGAACGTCCCTGTCAGGAAGCCGTCTGCCCCTTGATCATCCGTGCCCACATGAAGTGCAATACGCGCCAAGGGGTTGGAGCCGTTGGCATATGGCGCGGTCTGAACCCAACCGGCACCATCGATCGCCATAGCGTTGTCGTTCAGGTAGATCTGCTCGAACCCGTCGATCTCGCGAGACGACAACATGACGGCCTTGTAAAGAGCCCCGCCCCGGCTCTCGTAGAAAGCCAGCGATCCACTCGTCTTGACCCGGCCATAATGCCAGATCCGAGGTGGGATCGACTGCCGGGCCTCCACCTGACCGTCGCTTGGCTTTGGCTGCGAAGGGCGGTTCAGCAGCGAGGCAATGTAGGAAGCACCGAGGCCGAGCGCGATCGTGCCAACGGTCGAGGCAATCGAGCCAAGCACGCCCACGCCGATGATGGCATTGCCGACCGCGATCGGGGCACCGGCAGCGACCAGTGCCGATGCGATCGGGAAGAATACCGGCGCCGCCTTCGCCGGGATAGCGACAAAGGTCAGCGACGCCAGGACCGTCGAGACGGTCAGCGCAGCGCGAACGGATCGCAGCATTCAAACTCTCCAAGCTGCGAGGATCGGCACCCGCCGAAAGCGAAGACCGCCCGGCCCGATGCATGCGGTGAAGTCGCCGGTCACGATGGCGCCTAGCTCGCCCTCTGGGGCGTCCACGAGCGCGATATCACCGCGGCTGGCGGCATTGGTGCGCCGGATGCCCAACGGCGCCACAGCGGCTCCTATGAGCGCTTCCCGCGATCCGTGCTCCGCGATGATCCGATAGGCCGCGATCTGCGTGGCGTAGCGGCTGCGAAACTGCGCCGCCGGATTGACGCCATGGCGAACCGCGACCCACTCGCCG